TGTTGTCAACTGCTCATCGTGTTCTTGATGGTGATTATCGTGCAGATCGTGGTGGTTTCTACAAGATGGCTCACAAGAATCATCCTAGTACCATTTGGGTTCGTGCATCATCTGAAAATTATAGATGGTTGTGGAAACACATGGATGCTCTTATGAAAGAGTACACACACCGATATGGTAAGCATCATGCTACTGAAAGGTTGCGTAATATTTTGTATATGCCACCTCTTAATATTGTTCATGGTGTTCCTTTTACTGATCCACCACAATGTATGCCAGAGTTGTGTAAGGGTGAGGATACAGTTCTTGCATATCAGAATTACTATATAATAGAGAAGTCTGGATTTGCACGTTGGACTAAACGTGAAATGCCAGCATGGTTCATAGGAGAAACAGGTGCAAAGGGAAAGTCGGTCGAGTTACATAGTTAGAAAGATGCAAGAAAGTAGAGCAACATCACCAGAAGAGCAAAAGATTAACTATGCAAGAGGATTGAATAATGGTGACACTCTAAGAGTGGAAAATGAAATTCTCCGTAACAATGTAAGAGAGCTCCAAGAACAGTTGCAAAATGCTTATGTTCGCATTAAAGAATTAACAGAGTCAAAACAAATGGAGCTTGATGTATGAAAGAAATGATAATTTTGATCGTGATGTTTTTTGCTGATCCTATGTACAAAGGAAAAGACTCTGTAAGTATTAATACTTTTCAAGGAGAACCTTTAGTGTTTACTGATGTAGAAAAATGTCAAGAATGGATTTGGAAAGACCTTGAAAATTTAAAAGCATATGCAAAAACGGTATATCCAGAAGCAGTTGCAGTTAAAGAAATTCAATGCGTTTATAAAAAGAAAGAAGTATAATGCCTAACTATACATTTGAAGATACTGAAACTGGTGAACAGTTTGTTGAGTTTATGCCAATGGATTCTAAAGAAAAATTTCTTGAAGATAATCCAAATATAAATCAAGTGTTTGTTCCTATTGCATTACCAGGCGATCATATTATGGGAGTTGGGCCTAAAGAACCAACTGCATTTAAAGAACGAATGGGTCAAATTGCAGATGCAAATCCTTACTCTCCTATGGCAGAAAAATGGGGAACAAACCTTAGTGCAAGTAAACGTAAAGCACAAACTACTTATAGAAATGCAACAGCAAAATATGAGGGGAAATTAAATTCAATATTAAATAATAAATAGTTATGGTGCGAGCGAGACAGCAAACTTCAGCAAGGGATGCACAGCATCTACGTAAGCTGGGAAGTCACTCCGCTCATGCGCCAGAGAGAGGGGGTGCCTGGGAACTCCCTCTCTCACTTTTAATAAATAAGGTATATCATGTCAACAAAGAAAAATAAAGAAATAAACCACACAAATTTAGTTCCTATTAAACCTATTACTGATAATCAGAAGCAGGTTTTTTCTACTTGGAAATCTGGTAAGAATCAATTTCTATTTGGTTCTGCTGGTACAGGTAAAACATTCATATCACTCTATCTCGCATTAAAAGAAATCTTTGATGGAAAATCTAAAACTGATAGAGTAGTTCTTGTTCGTTCTCTCATTCCTACAAGAGAGATTGGATTTCTGCCTGGCGATGAAGAAGATAAGGCTGCACTGTATCAAGTTCCATATCAGAACATGGTTCAGTTTATGTTTGAGCAACCTAACGAACAACAATTCAATACCCTGTATGATAGGTTAAAAGCTCAAGGAAGTTTATTCTTTTTGTCAACTTCTTTTCTAAGAGGATTGACATTTGATAACACAATCATTATAGTAGATGAATGTCAAAACTTAAACTTTCATGAGCTTGATACAATTGTGACAAGGGTAGGACAGGATTCTAAAATTATATTTTGTGGTGATTTCGATCAAACAGATTTACAAAAACATAATGAAAGAAATGGGCTCCATGATTTTATGCGAATCTTGGATGAAATGGATGAGTTTAATTGTACCGAATTTGAAATCGGTGACATAGTACGCTCTGGTTTTGTTCGTAGTTATATTATTAACAAAGTCAGGCTTGGATTAAGTGGGGGTATGGACTAATGAATATAGAAAAACTTAGAGAACAATTAGAGATTGATGAGGGGGTAGTTCATGAAATATATTTGGATCACCTTGGTTATCCTACTTTCGGTATCGGTCACTTGGTCAGAGAAAGTGATCCAGAACACGGAGCCGACGTGGGAGCAAAAGTTGATGAAGCTCGATGTATTGAAGCCTTCAACCAAGACGTTGAAACAGTAATTGCAGATTGTTTAATTCTCTATCCAGATTTTGATGATCTGCCAGAAGAAGTGCAACAAATCGTTGCAAACATGATGTTTAATATGGGGCGGCCACGTTTGAGTAAATTTAAAGGTATGAAACGTGGAGTAGATGCCAAAGATTGGAATGCTGCTGCAGATGAGATGGTTGACTCTGCATGGTATCGTCAAGTAACAAAACGAGCAGATCGTCTTGTTGAAAGGATGAGGAATGTCGTATGATGAATTTTATCCAGTAAGAGAAGACGTTCCAGCTGAACTATGGGGTAAACCCATTGTAAAAAGGAAATCAAAAATGTCTAATCCACAATTTGACAGCCTTTGGAATCCTTGGAATACATCATACAAAAATGTTACTGTTAATGTGACTTACACTATGAAAGAAAAAGATTATGTTTACACACAAACAAGTGAATCTACCAGAACTGACAACGGAAACGATAAACCGAAAAAGGTTCTACGTAACGCCAGAAGGAAATAAGTATCCTTCTATAACTACTGTACTCTCTATTCGTAACAAACAAGGATTGTTTGAATGGCGTAAACGTGTCGGTGAAGAAGTTGCAAACTATGTTGCAAGAACAGCTGCAGCAAGAGGCACTAAGGTTCACCATATGTGTGAAGACTACCTTAACAATATGCATAGGGATTTTCCAGATAAATTTGCAGAACATACAAAACATTTTCTTCCTTGGTGTTTATTCAAACAGTTAAGAAAAGCAGTATTAGTTCATGTTGATAACATTTATGCTCAAGAATGTGGACTTTATAGTGATAAATATAAAGTAGCAGGTCGAGTGGATTGCATTGCTGAGTACAAAGGTACTCTTTCTATAATTGATTTCAAAACATCTACAAAGGAGCGATCTGATTCTTGGAATGAAAATTACTACATCCAAGGCAGTGCCTATGCTGAGATGTTTGGAGAAAGAACAGGAATTGAAATCAATCAAGTAGTTATTCTTGTGGTAACTGAGGATGGCACTGTTCAAGAATTTGTGAAGAATAAAGAAGAGTATCTTCCTATGTTGGAAGAGACAGTTACCGAATGGAGCGAACAAAATGAAACACCTATCAATTCTGATGGCGATGTTTCTAGTAGTGGGTTGTCAAACAACGCAATCAGCTGAAACGGAAACAGTGCCAGAGGTTGTAAAAGAAGTGAAAGCACTTCCTAAAGAAAAAGAAGTGCCAACACCTAAAAAAGAAGTACCAAATTTTAACCCATTTGCAAATAAAGATATACCGCCCCAAACGGTAGTTACAAGCACTAAACCTGTTATATGTGGAAGAGTTGATGTTATGCTTACAAGAATGAAAAAAAGGTTTGGTGAAGTTCCTGTGTTCGTGGGTAAACTTGGTGTTCAAAATCCAGGCGAAGCTGTAAAACAAGTTGTGGCCATGATGGTATTTAATTCAAATACAGGTAGTTATACTTTCCTAGAACAAATGCCAAATGAAGAAAGACTCATGTGTATTCTATCTTCTGGTCATGGTAAACTAAACAGTCCATCATTAGGAACTGCTTTGTGAAAAAGTACTTGACATTTTAAATGCATTATGTTATAAATATAATACAATTCGATGATACGGATTGAAAGACGTACAGGACTTGGGGGCAGTACCCAACGCCTCCACCACAAACACTTGGCATCGAAAATAAGTTCCTTGGCCAAGGCGGTGAAATCCAAGTGTTTATGATGGGGGCGAACTAGGATCGACTGGCGTGGAATAGAGAAGTGGAGAATTGTCGGATGACTCCGTTATTGGTCAAAAACTATAAATGCCAACGATAATTTCGTAGCATCTCAAGACTACGCTCTCGCAGCGTAGATCGGATAGGGTTTCGGGGGTTTCCTAGTAACAGAATAATCCCCACTTTTTATACTAACGCACTAAGGCGAGTATAGAGTTGTAACATAGAAAGGAGAGATAGTCCAGTAATAGGCCGGTATTTATTGCAAATATAAAGGATTTATTTTAGAATTGGCTTCTAAAACTGTCGGGTTGATGTTTATCCTTATAAAACATCCTACCATTTCGAGCCTACGTAGAAATGGATGCATACCGTAGGAAATTCTATCTCGTACCTACAAGGATAGAAGGATTTTATAGGGGTGGGGGGTTGTTACCAAATAAACACGCCGGGGGCCACGGTTAGCCCCCACTTTATTAAAGGAATATTAATGTTATTGAACACACCAAAAACTTTTTCGATGGAAATTGAAAATATCGCAAAAAATAAATCCATATCCCATATGGAAGCAGTACTTTGGTATTGTAATAAAGAAGGGATTGAACCAGACACAGTAGGTTCTCTTATTTCAAAAGGTCTTAAAGAAAAGATTGAGGCCAACGCAAGGGAATTAAATTTCCTTCCTCGTCAAGCACAATTACCAGTATAGGAGTCAACATGGGAATAGTATTAGTCATAGCACTTTTTGGTGCATTATTTGTAACAGACAACCAAGAGTTTTTTGATAAAGCAGCAAAAGACATTGAGGATGGTAATACATGGCATTTAGTGGGCCCAAGGGATGCAGACCCTAATGTTATCTCACTACCTATTACAGTAGAGGGCCATAAGCCTCAAATCATATGGAAATTAAAGAAGGACTAAAAGAAGGTTTGGTAAAGGGAGCTATTGTTCTCTTTCCAACCTACATCACAGCATATTTAACAGATAAGATGATATATGTTATTCCTATGCTTGCAGCTGCAAGTTTCATTGCAGCGAGTATCACGAATGATAAACATGAACGTAGAGTAGAAGAAGACGGTTACAAAAAAGACGATGCGAGCAGTTGACGTATATTTGATGTATTGTGCTTTGAAGGCTCATTTCAAAGGTGATTATGATTATCACAAATTTAGTGGGCAAACAAAAGTAAAAAGAGACTCTTTCTGGAAACGGAAAGATCGTATTTTCTTTGTCAAGGTAGGACGCAAATATGATGATGGTGAACTATTAAACTATTTTGTCTCAAACTTTATTCAAGAGCGTAATGGATATATCGCAAACTTCAATGAAAAGAATTATGACGATTGGTTACAGAAAAGAAAGATGTTCTTTGAAATCTTCTCTCAAGAGTTGCAACCTTTCGTGAAAAATTTCAATCCACTATTTGAATCTAAGGATGGCCATCATCCTATACTACTCAAAGAGTATTTGGGTAAACGCATATCTTTGGAAACTATGATCGTGTTAGATGATCTAGTACAGTATAGTAAAAAATGGGATAAGGAGTTGGAATGGGATGACTTTGTTTGGCCTGATGTAAAAAAACTTATGGAAAATTACAAAGGGTTCTTGACAATTAACACAAATAAGTATAGAATAAAACTATTGAAACTTATAGAGGAGTCCAGTTAATGGAAGTCACTGTACATCTTGACGGCAATCCTGCCGTAAGAGAAGAAGGGTTTTTTGAGAGTAAAGTTGTTACTCTTCAAAACCAAATCAAGGCATTGCAATATGACAATGCTGAGTTGGAAAAGTCCAACTCTGAACTGGCAGAAAGATGCAACAAACTCGCATCTCGTCAACCAGCATGGCCAAAGGGGTATCGTCCTCAACGCCGTAACTTTGCGAAAGGAAACAATAAGTGAAAGTAACACTTATTGACCACATGGGCAGTGATTTATCAGTGGTAAACGCTGCCCGTGTTTCCTTTGCAAAAACTTCTGCATGGGATATGATACCAGATGCTGGTGAAGTTGAAGGTTATCTAAAAGTTGAAGATGAGCGTCTAATTAAATTTCTTGCAAAACATGATCACTGGAGTCCTTTTGGTCACGCATCTATGCAGTTTCATATTAAAGCTCCTGTATTTGTTGCAAGACAACTCGTTAAACATCAAGTCGGTTTGGTTTGGAATGAAGTGTCCAGACGTTATGTGGATACAGAAGTAGAGTTTTATGTACCTACTGAATGGCGTCTTGCTGCAGAAGATAAGAAACAAGGTTCCTCTGATGAGACTGTAAAGTATGACATTAGTTCTGCTCATCAATGGGCAAAACAATGTTATGAAAATATGTTGAATGCTGGTATTGCACCAGAGATGGCTCGAATGGTTCTACCTCAATCCATGTATACAGAATGGTATTGGAGTGGAACACTATATGCATTTGCTCGTGTATGCAACCTACGATGCAAACCAGATGCACAAGCTGAAACCCAAATGGTTGCAGATCAAATTGATGTTCTTGCAAAAGAACTATTTCCTAACTCATGGGAGGCACTACGTGACGTATAATGGTAATGAAAGTAATCTTAACACGGTAGATAAGATTATTGTTTTGGTGGAAGAAATTGCTGTATTAAAAAGTAGATACACAGATCACGATACTGGTCATCTAAGGACAGCAGTAAGTGTACTTGAAAAACGTGTAGTAGAATTACGTGATAGAGTGCATGACTAAATACAAAGGAGTATTGACAAATACTCTTAAACAGTATATATTAAAATAATTAACATACGAACATACATTTACATAAGGAGAAAAAAATGTCGTTTAGCGCAATGAAAAAGTCTAATTCTTTAGACAAACTGCTCGGTGCAGCCGAGACAGAAAACAAACCTCAAGAAAAGAAATCATACGTAGATGAACGTATCTGGAAACCAGTGATGGATAAAACAG